CCGCTTCCTGATATAAAGCTGACTCGATGGCCATCGGCCCAACGTAGGGAACAAAAGCAGCCGGGATGTAAACTCCCATCTGTCCAACCGCATCGAGAACACCGCCGACAACAGATTCACTAAATTCCTTATCGATTTTATTCCACTCAACAAAGGCCTTCCGCTTTGCCCCGACATCCTTTGACCAGTCCATGAAAAGCGAATCCGTTGCCTTTACAGCAATCCGCTTTCTCAAGTTCTCGTGATGTTCCGCCAGTTGAGCATTTAGCTCCCGGAATTCAGCCTGTTCCGCAGCCGTTAAAAAGTTCCAATCAAGAATCTGTCTTTCCGGTTCAGCCACCGCGGTAATGAACATGTTCCCAGGTCCAGCGATTTCCTTCATCCTGTCCTTGATTTCAGCAATGCTTTTCTTTTCCGGCTCGGAGTAATGGCCACCCATTGCCGCAGATCCAAGAACAGCCGTTTGAGCCAAAGACCCTTCAGCCACCATCAAACCGGTTTTGACAGTTCCGCCCATAACGGTTTTCCCGGCATCGATGAAATCGTTCTGAGTTCCACGGGGAACATTGTTCGATTTGAAATAATCGACCAGCGAAGCATACGCTTCCGAATCACTGACTTCCTTTTTAAAAAAGTTGCCTTTCAAGGCATCGTAATCTCTCAAGACTTCCTGATGTGGTTTCTTCATCCGTTCAGACAGGAAAGCGGATACAAACCACTTATCAGCCACCGCTTCAGGATCGCTTGAACCCTCCATGGCCTTAGACAATTCAGCCCTTGTTTGTGGTCCAAGGGCGTTTAGGCGTTGATCGGGATCAACAAAATATGGCGCCAGATTACTCATCTCGATAGATCAATTGTGCTTTCAGATGCCCCGGCCATCAATTCAAGAATCATGGGGTTAGTGATCTTATCCTTCAGGAAGGCCTGAACATCCTCATAGGTTGCCTTGGGATTGTTATCAAAGAATTGCCGAATCATTTTTTCATGGTTCATCGACATTTGCCCAACCGACAAAGCCCCATACCGCGGAAGCAGTTCCCGGTAGGTTTCAATCAGATTAGTACGCATTTCCTGTTCAGGAGGTGTAATGTCTCGATCAAAGATCCAGCCGGTTCCTTCTTCCTGCATATCCGACAAATCAGAAGCTTTTAGATCAAAGTAATCGTTCATCAACTGAATCTTGGAATCCCGGGTAAGATCGGAAGTAACAATCGAATCAAGAATCTCTTTGTATTTCCCGTCATAGGGTTGTCGTACTTGCCCAGTCCAAGCCAGCACCATCCAAGGAGCCATATCATCCTTAATCGCCTTGTATTCTGTTTTGTCCCCGTAGGCGTCCGTTTCGGTAAACTTTTCAAACTCCGTTTGCGCTTTAATGACGGTCTTTAAAGCTTCCCCGTCATCCTTGGAAATCTCTTTGTTAAAAATAGCGTTATCAATGTCTAGTTCCCCGGCATCACCTTTTTCCAAGTCTCTCGAAAGCTTTACCGCAGTTGATGTTTGGTTTCGATGAATAGTACGGATCCGAGCTTTTGCCATCTTTTCAAGCTGAGTCCTGCCGCCCCATGAAATACCGCCCCGGCCTTCAACCTCCATGTTCAGGTAATTTCCGTCCTTGTCGGTTGCCGTCAGGTTCTCGATATACTCATTTATCAGATCTTCATCTTCCGGAAGACTGTAGAGCTCGATTTCTCCCATGTTATAGAGTCCTTCCTCAAGACCCCGCCTGATCTTTTGTTCCTTCTGTTCCGGAGTCGCATCAAGCTTTTCCATTTCCTGAAGAAATCCCTCATGGTCGCCTTGTCTAAGCTTCAGTTGAGCCAGCCCTTCGATTTGTGCGTTTGCCTTTGAAATCAGAGCCTTATTCTGAACGACTCTGAAACGTGCAGCGCTTTGAGCTTCCCATTGCTGCATACGCAACTTATCGAGGTTTTTTACATCGGGACCGGCATTCTCCAGATCCTTTTCCCGAAGTTCCTTGTAACCCTCAAGCATGCGTTGACGTTCCAGCCCCCAGGATCGAATATCATCCGGATTCTGATCCATGTATTGCTGAATCTGGCTTTCAAGGTCGATTCGCTTTGCTTCCTGATCGGCCAAAATCCCCTCATTGATGTGATCCTGTTTCCTTTGTTCATAGGCATCGATCATGCCCCCAATCTGAGAGACAGCCCTTCCGATGTTTGCTTGCGCCTGGAATTCCGCATTCCTTGCATTGGGATTGACCTGAACGCCGGGAGCCGTTGCACCGATCGTCGCGTTTCTGACTGGTTCGAATAATCTAGGCATATTTAGAAAGTCCTCCCTGAACTGCTACCACTTGAAGAGCTACCCGCAGCGGGACCCGGTGAGCCTTGGGAAGCTTTCGTTTGATCCCTGCCTGAACTGCTAGCACTTGAAAAGCTACCCACAGCCATTCCGATACCTTGAAGAATTGTACCAATGGCAGCTTGTTTCCCAGCCTTCTTTGCCGCTTTCCCTTCATATCGGTCAGTTGCAGCTTTGGTAAGCATGTTTCTGATGTCATTTTCTCCCTGTCTTTGAAGTTCTAGCGTTTGAAGTTCCAGGTTCCCGGCATCCTCAGCCAGAACTTCCAGAGGTGAACCTTCGATAGCAACACCGCTTGAAAGGAAGGAAAGCCGTTTTCTGCCAATCAGTTTCCTGTCATCCAAACGCTTTTGCTTTGCCGCGGCGATGGTTTCCAGCCGACGAGCCCGGGCATCAGCTTCCCGCTGTTGTGCGTTACGCTCAAGAATAGCTTCCTGAGTTTTTCCTTGCTGGTATTGAGCATTCGCAGAGTAGCCAGCCCCAATCAAAGCGATTATTGCGCCAACGTATCCCATTTTATTGTTTTACCAAAAGGGTTAAATCGGAATCGCATACCTGCCATCCGACCAGTTTCAAGGTTTCCACAAGTCCGGGAGCCGCAGTAAGAATAAATCCATGAGTATAATCATGATTCAAGGCGATCAGCTCAAGGCTTTCCAGCATCCAAACAATAGCTCTTGCCTTTGCCGGTACTGCTATTTCCGGATTAACCACCACATACTGAACGTAATAAACACCCATCCCGAGCATCATTGCCAGGAATGCCATTGCCACCGGTTTCCCTTTATGTTCGACCACAAACCCAAGCGGAGGAAGCAAAGCTTCGTACGGAGCCAATAAGCCGCTTTCAATCCACCAGCTGTTAAAAAGATCAAGATCGGTTTCTTTATCAAGTTTGCGTATCTGCATTAGTCATCAGTTGTTTCAATTTTCGGAACCAAGGCAAGCAGAGTGAAAGGTAACGGGAGATCCTGGACAATGTGGATTGATTGACCGCTTTCCGCATCGCCACCGATTTCAACAGCATGCTCATCCTCCAGACTTGCTTGCTGCCCGTCGAGAAGATCCTCCATCAAACGGGGATGAATATCCTCCAGGTCATCAAAGGAAACGCCAGCTTTGCCACCGTAAGACCGCCAAAGAGTCAAAACCAACTGATGAACCATTTGAATCCTTCCACGGCCCGAACCCATTGGAAGCCGAATATCAATCTTTTGAGTTTTCATCCTTCCAGTGTAAGGCAAACCCACATGAGCCCAGTTGCCATAAACTCCATCTGGCAATGTAACGATTCCCGTTATATCATCGGCGGACAAATCATCATAAGGAATTCCATCTACCAAGGCCGAAAGATCATTTTCACCTTTGAGCCCGGAACATGGGAAGGAATTTGAAACAACCTCAATTAAACCAAATCCAGCCAAAACAATTCCCGAATGATCATCATAATCGACATCTATAGAGGGACGCACATAAATTGTTCCTCCTGAAGAATAACTTGTATATCCCGAAGAATCTATTCCGTCCAAAAAGATGCCCCCTGAAGCTCCATTGATAAAATTAAATTTCAGATCATTAACTTCCGTCATTCCAACGACACCTTGAATGATTCCTGATCGTGGCAATCCTCCAAATCCAGCAACTGTCAATTCAGTGTTAGAATAGGCATCAAGGCCATCGTTTGAAGGCATCGTTCCAGTGTTTTGAATATTAGTAATCGTGTAAGTGTCATCTTTATCACATAAATAAAATTTGGTGCTCGAAATAACCACAGCCTGACAAACAAGTCCATTGATCGCATTCAAGCTTGCATTGCCTAATTCAAGTGCCGCATCTGGTAAAATTACTCTTACCAGATCACCAGTTGAAAGCCCGTGCGCTCCATCGGTTGTAATCTTCCAAAGCTTATCAGCGTAAGACAAATGGAAATTCGGTCCACCAAATCCATAAAATGAAGTTCCTGAAGTTGAACTAAGATTTATTTCAGCAATGCTAATTGTCCCTAAATCAGTCGTTTCCGCACAGTCTAAGAACAAGGCAGTTTTTAAATCAGTAAGAGTTTCATCCTCATACCAGCCGCCTTGATCAAATTTTTCAATTGTTCTGACAAATGAATCATTGAGCCTACGCTTTACGGAAACAAAAACATTATCACCGCCTAACCCATCGGGAACGACCGCTACTGATTCATAACAATCATCATACGCAGAAAAGGCACTTCGTCTAGTTTTTCGCCTCGACCAACCTACAACCCCTTCCGATCTTTCATAAGTCAGACGAAGCAATTCCCCATCAGCCCTAACAAAATAAAGATACGTTTCAGGATTTTCCGAAAACGCCAAATCCACAATACCACCTTGTGTGATATGGTGTGCCAATCGGGTAAGATCCGCGCTTGTATATCCGTCCTTTTCAAAGGAATAAACGTACTCCCGGACCTTCCGACCGCCCGATTGAACGAAAATTGCGACATCATTCACATTGACTGCCGGGAGCCTTGCGGATCCGTACTGATTCGCTTTCTTTGCCTTGATTGGATTTTCAGCATTCAAAGCCACGTCAACACCTGCTGTAATTGCTGAAATCTCACCAGTTGAACCGGCCAAAATTTCACCCCTAATTTCCAGTAACCACTGAAGCGGATTTCTGGTACCAAGCGCATTGAAATAAAAAGGGCTATCGGCATCCGTTCCCCACTCGAAATTTTCGAAATCATCAAGACCTGATTCCCAAAACCGTTTTGGGTCAGTAGCATTGCCACCGCACATCAACCGGCTGTTTTCCTTTACGCACGTTCTTGGATGACCGCGATAATCCGACCAAGCACCTTCAGCCCAAGCATCCGTTGCCGAAGTAGATTCAAGCTCCTTTTTGACTGTCACCGTAACCTGGGTCGGTGAACTGAAGTGCGTAACCTGGACAAAGCCACCCTGATAAAGCTCATCGGATTCAATATAAGCCTTGGCAGCTACAAAATCAGCCGGAGCTGTGCCAGACCAGACACCGGGCCCATATGGATTACCCGTAGCCGTATAAGTCAACCGGAGAAGCGTTTTCTGAATCTCTGTTCCAGTTGCAACCACGTTTCTATTTGCTTCACTAACCCATTCCTGAACATCAAGCCAGGTAGAGCCGCCATCATAGGACCGCTGAAGCTTCAAAGTTCCATACCACCTGTCAGTTGTAGTGACCGACCAAGCCCCACTCATTTTGATGGGAATTGAGTTTACCGTTCCGGAGGTTCCGGAAATATTCAGTTCCTCACTTTTGCCGCTTTGTCGATGTTCAATCTCCCAATAGCTTCCAACATGGGAAGCATTGAAAGGAGTATGACCACCACTGGCAACAAGGTTCCCGGAAGCTCCAACAGCCGTAACGGTACAAGCCAGAAGCAATGCTTCATCGAAATTCCCTTCCATCATCGGAGGATAAGAAAACGGCACTTCCTGATAGATCCAGACCGTTTCTGTTTGCCTGATCAGTTGCGCCAAAGGTTCTTCATCCGTTGCAATATAGATCACATCATTGATTGGACAAAAGGAGAGCTTTGTAAACTCATCCCCAGTGTAAGGAGTCAAAAGCCTTAACGTGACGATTTTCACCCATCTAAGATATGCCAAATCCGTTGCAAACGTGCCCGAGGTGTGATCAGAAAGGCAGAAGTAGTAAGATCCGCTTTCAGACACAATTGCCCCCATTGTGTAAGCAGTCAAAGTAGTCCAAGCAGTCGAGGAATCAGCCGGAGAGACTAAAGATCCATCTTGATAATAGAATTGAACGTAACCGCTTCCAAACTCCAAAAGATAGGAAGTTGTTTCAGAATAAACAAACCCGTAGAGATAGCACTTACCGTAAGCATCATTGACCCAGGTTGTACCGGGACAAAACTGGATTGGACCGTAGGGAGTAATATTAAAGTTTTCGAGCACCTTACAGCCAAATCGATACCGATCCAGGTCAAATCGTGCATCCACCAATGGACCAAGTTCGCCAGCGTTGAAACTGATCTTTTCCGGAAGTTGAGGCATATTTATTAACCGTTTGTTGAGACACGCCGGGAACGAACCCAACGCGATTGATAAGTTGTACTTTCAGGTTTTGCAGCCATCTCCAGAGCATCAGCAGAAGCCGCCATTTGAGAGATGTAAGAGACATAGATTTCGAGTAACTGTTTTTCCCGCGAAGCTTTGGCCAACACAGGAAAGGCCAGCTTGCTGGCTAGCAGATACGTCATCCCCATAACGCATAAACTGTCAAGCCGGCCTATTTCCTGGTTAAAGACATAACCAATGGTACAAACCGACTCATCCGTATGAAGCCAGATTCCAGAATCATCGCCCCTGATTTCCCAGTACTTCGCATATTCAATTCCGGGATCGAACTGATTTAGTTCCCAAACTCTAATGTAATCAGCAGGAAGCCGGTAACGATAAGCAAACTTAGTCAAAGGAACTTGGGAATCTTGTTCAAGAGTCAAGTCCTTCATTGCCCGATTCCATTTATGCGCCCGAAGAACTTCCTCTTTGGTTGAATCGAAATGAAGGTTGCACTTTTGAGCCGCTTTGCCCGTTCCATTGGTCAGGGAATCCTCAGTTATCGGATTGACGTTCAGGAGCCCGAGAGCCCGATTGCAGATGTCTAATTTTGTGGAGGCCATTTTATGAAAAAAGGGGGGAAGTAACCTAATGGCCACCGTCCCCCCCCCCTTATAAATCGTTCCTAAGTGTTAGGTATGAATTTCTTATTCGTCGACAAACGCGATCAGGAACAGCACCAGCTGACCAGCCGTAGTTGTGACAACTGTTACAAGGGTTGCGAAAACAATTTCACCGCCTTCAGCGACATCAGCCGGGACAAAGCGATTATCACCACCGATAAACGGTTGATCAAGTTCCGCGTCCGTTGTGTCCATTGCATCAGCGTATTTGTTATCGTTCCCGGCAACCCCGATGTTCATATCAGAAACATCGAAAGCCGCCTGAGAAGCCACACGTGAAAACTGAGTGATCACGCGAGCTCCTTCCTTCAGCTTGCAAAGGTTGATGGTATCGCCGGAATTTTCAGCCCCATCCACCGTATAGGGGATGATTGCCAAACGCATTTTCCCAGCACTTTGTTTTGCGGGAGGATAGCCTACCGCGGGAGTTTGACCGGCGCTGCCGATCTGGCTCGTGTATAATGGTGCATCGAATGAAGCCATGATAATTTATTCCTTTCTTGGACCTGTTAAGGATTAGGGCGATTCGTCGGTATAGACCGCTACCACCATTTCTTCCTGCATCCGGGTTGCTCCAATATTCATATTGTAGTAGACCTGAGTTGCATAGTTCTTGTCGTCACGTTCGGATACCCGCCCTTTTGCGTCCTGTCCTACAGAACACAGCAAACCTGGATAAGCATACGCGAAACAAGTTCTAATGTCGGTTGCAGCCGCCAATGTCAGAAGCTCAGTCCGGATGAACTCAAAGCCCATGAAATTGTCCACTTCACCTTCAACCAGAGCTTTGACAGCCGCATAATCAGCACTCGAAACCTGAGTGATGTTATTGAGCATGTCATCCAGCTGTTGCTGAGTGATAGCGAAATATTTCTTGGTTCCACGAGGGACTTCATTCTTTCCCAAGATAGACTTAGCTTTTACAAGCTTTGGAAGGGTCATTCCTGAGTTTGTGGCACTTCCTGATAAAACGTAATCTACAGCCACTTCCTGAGTGGATGGCAGAGTTACGGCAGCAGTTGCGCCTGAACCATTAACATCCGCATAGGAAGTTCCTGTTGCGGCTTCGATAACCTCTTCATCCTTTGCACGATTCATCGCCATTCCGGCAGATTGTGCGTAAGGAGAGACCGGATTGATTAACATCCGGGTTTCTTCGAGTGAATCCACTAAGTCGGACCAGTCATAATCATAAGTGATTACTTGTCTCCGACGATGTTTGGAATCTACGCGGGGAGTATCAGCATGGCGAGCAGTACGCTTTACGGCACGGGTTGCGCCCAACTGTTCGAAAAACTGAGTCTTACCCTTTTGGGTAGCCATTCGAACCTTGCCCATAAAACGGCTGTCACCTTGCTGAACGAGCATTTCCACGTTTGAGGAGAATTGCTCATTAAATGCAGCATCTATTTGAACAGACATCTATTGTCCTTTGGTGAGTGATTAAAAACGAGTGTTTAGAATCGGCCTGATTATCCGGGAAGGGTCAGTTCCTAGAGATTAAAGTCCTCATCGACTTTGTGATTTCAGGCTTCCAAAAGGAAGTTGTCTTGATCAACGGATTTCAGGTTTCAGTAAAAATTGAAATACAGTCAATAAAAAAGACCGCCTCTTTCGAGACGGTCCTTCTTTATGCGTGAGTAACCTACCAACAAAATAAAAGTTTATTGGCCCTTGCTATGTTTGTTTTTCAACCGTGTCAAACGGTCTACTTCAGCAACTATCTTTTCATCACCGGCCAAGTAACGCTTGTGTTTATCATAGTTCGCATCGTTCCGAATCTTCCACAGTTCTTCCTCAACTGTTTTGGCGTCATAATCTTCATCCAGTCTCGGAAGCTCCGATTCCTTGAACAGCTTCGAAATCTCATTCAAAGCAATCAAAGTGTCGGCATGATCCAGCAGGTGGGAAGCGGTCAAATCAATAGGATTGTCCTCGGTGGAGATCTTTTGAGAAAGATATTCCGCCACCCTTTTAGCGTTCAAAAGGCCTTTTTCCCCGATCCTATCGAGAGCCCGTGCCTTTTCTTCCGCCTGATGTTGAGCCATTGAATCCGTCATGCTGGCGACATCCCCGCCCCGAAGCTCAAGATCCTTATCCACTATCTGTTGAAACTGTTTATTCGACAGCCCAATTTCCTTGGCAAAGGACTTGAAGGCATTCAAACGATCATCATCGAACTGAACCCCTTCCGGAAGTGCTTCCGGCTTTTGATAGGAGTACTCGTTTGGATCATTCGGAATCCCCATCATGGAGTTGAAATGCTGGATCTGTTCCGAAGTTGAATGCTCATCCGGTTTCACAAAAGCATTTTTACCAAGCAATGATTCAAGGTTGATATGACTTTTGACCATTGCCGGAATCGAAGTGAATTTCTGCCCGAAAGGATGTTCAGCGAATTCTTCTCCCAGAAGTCCTTTTGTCCATCCCGGCTTTAGCGATCCATCCGGACCAATGTAAGCAGACCTGGATTCATACTCATTCAATTTGCCAGTCAGTTCATTGACCTTGGAATCGAAATCCGCCTTTGGAACGTATCCATCAGGAGTAGATGGAGAATTACCATCGCCACCATCGCCACCATCGCCACCATCGCCACCATCGCCACCATCGCCGGGAGGCACGAAATAGAAGCGATTCAGCCCGAACAGGAAGAAAAACCACAGATTCTTTAAAGTTCGCATTATTCGCTACCTCCTAAGCGGTTTCCATAGACTTCCTCGAACTCATCAGCAGTCAGATTTTCCTTTGCCCAAGCAATAACAATGGGATCTTTATCACCCATCGACTTTGCCCCCCTTGGTCCATAGTCAGCCAGTTTTTGACGCGCTGGAGAGAGTACGGATCCGCCATAGATAGGATGCTGCCCGGGATCCAAGTGAGTTTCCGAAACAGGGATTGCCGGAACTGGATTAACCTTCCGAGCAGAGTTTAAAGCCGCCTTGAGCCGATCGTTTTCTTCAGTCAGGGTTTTCAACTGTTTTTCCAGACCTTGGCAGCGCTCATACAAGCCAGCAGCTTCAGATTCACCATCGGGATTAGGATTGTCCTTCTTTTTGACAGCAACCGTATTGAGGGCCTTGGCAGCCTCAACAGGTTTGGAAGCTTCCGGAGCCTTAAGAGCAGCCGGAAGAACCACCGGAGCAGCTTGATCAAGCTCATCCAGAATTTCATGCTTGGAAACTTCCACATCAAGGGAAGCTAACTTTTTGATCATCTCACCGCGGAGATTCCCAAACCCCTTTTGGATCTGAAGAATACCGTTCGAGAGTTGATAACGTGCGATCACATCGCCGTTGCTTGAGAAGCTGAAATCTTCGTTCAGCTCCATTGGGGATTGTTCTTTTGCCATGTTTATTTCTCATCATTGAGGATTATTGTCGGCAACTTGGCTTCCACATTCAAACAGTATTCAATGTGTAAAAGCGGTTGCTTCATTCCTTCTCTGAGAAACCCGTCAACATCATCAACCTTCATTCCCATTTCGAAAGATGGACACAACCAACCGAACTTGTCTTTCAGGTCATTCAAGACCCGTTGACCGCGTTCGGAGTTGAATAATTCCTTGTAATCCTTGAGCAGTTGCACCGCTTCAGCTTCTCGCTTTAACAGTTCCGCCCTAAATTCTTCTACTTTCTTGCTTGGCATAAATTACACCGCTTGCTTCAAAAGCCCTTCTCCTCCTTCCGGAAGCTTACTCATGGCACTTGCACTTGTTTCCGCCAGTTGAGCCGCTTGCATTGCCTGTTGCATGCTCATCTCCTGATTCAGCGCAGCCCTGATAGCCTGTTCACTTTCAAGCAACTTGGGATCCACTCCCATGTTTTGAGCCAGTTTCCGGAAAATGTCCCGGCTTTTCAGCACCTTGATAACACTCGGGTCATATTGAGCCACAACGCCAGCCATGTCCAAAAGCTGTAGCAATTGCCGGTTTTCAAAGAGTTTCACCGCCAGAGCGATTCTCGAGGAGTACTCAACCTTGAAATCCCCGCCACTCATCAGGACTTCAGCCGGAGGCTGAGGCAAACGACCTTCCCGCCAGGCAATACCCAGGCACCGGCCAAGGATCGGAGTCAATTTCTCCTTTGTGTATCGAGTGAAGAAAGGAGTAAAAAGAACCAACTTTTGTTCAATCATCGCCAGAACTTCGGTTGCAGTCCTTTGCTTGGGAGCATCGGCAAACATCTGAAACATGTCTGAAAACCATGATCGGGCCACTTCATTCCGCTTCCGCATCAGGGTTTCCTCAGTGTGAACCGTATCGTTTTTCAGATCCACCTGAGAAGGTCTATGCCTTGGATCTTTATCCGCTTTGTAGTAGGTAGTTCCGCCCGGGATATTCACGGACCTAAAGGAACCATCATCGGGAGCCAACCACGGGGGATTGTTCCGGAGTTCTTGCGCCAACATCAAATCTTCCTCCATTTGGCAAAGCTGTTGCACCTTTGGAAGCGTTCGCATTGCCAGAGAGTGACCCCAAAAAGAATCAATGCAGAGATACATTCGATTTGTGATGTAGGGGTTTTCATAGAAGCCACCTTCCGGGCCTAACTGATGATTGTTCTCAACATAGATCCAGTATTCACAATAGGGCCTTTCATGGGGAGGAACCATCAAACCCGTTCTTCCACCTTTTCTTGGCTCGACAAGATAAAGAATCTTCCATTCCCGGAAACCGCCAGAATCTCCACCGGCTGAGTCGTGTCCATCAAGATCCTTCAGCATGTTATCATGCAAGGCTTCCCGGCCAAACTTGTCAGCGCATTGTTTAGCGGTCCAATCAATTTCCTGGTAGTGAACATCTGGTTCATCGTCATTGTTGTTTTCCAACTGGTAACGGCCTGGATAAAGATTTGTGAACCGGTATGGATTCTTGTCGCCCTTTTCAACTCGAACCGTGGCAGTTCCGAAAACCCCTGAAATCAGGAAGTCATCATGGGCGCAAAGGTGGAAGCTACTGGAAACCATGTCCTCGAGGATTATTTTTGTAGCTTCCTGCCAAAAATCAATTTCAGCCTGAGAAGGATCGGGGTTGCGAGACTCGAACCGAGCCCAAGTTTCCCCGGGAGGAATGATATAATTGACGCAGCCAGAAGCAAAGTCCTCAGCCGATTCCTTTCCAATGTCCTCATAAAGATCCGCATGAATCACATCGGCCATTCCACGTTTCACGGTAATCCCGGCCATACGTGGCGCGAAGTATTGTGCCAAGGTTTGCCAAAGATCCATCCATGGCATTGTCCAGCTTTTCAGCTTCTCATTCCTTGAAGCCTTTTTAGTGCAGAATTCCTTGTTTTGAGATTCCATATCAGCCGCCCAGCCCTTGGAGGATTGAAGGTTGATTGTTTTCGCCAGCGTAGACAGTGGAAGCAAAGCCCCGCCGTTTCTGTTGCTGTTTTTTCAGATCACGCCCCGCTTGTTTGAATTCACGGGAACTTTGAGTAATCGGGAGAGGTGCAGAAGTTACCGGAGGAAGATCACCGCCGCCCCCGCCTTTTTCAAAAACCAGACCATCAGGATTGTGGAATCGATTGTGCATTCAGGAACCTTTGTTTAATAGTGATTAGATGATAGATGCGCGGTTTATTGCGCTTTTCCCATCCGACCAGTGGTAATTCAAACGGTGCCCATGTAAAGAGTTTTTCGATTTTGCCTGAAAAGCAGTGAATCCACCAAGTGTCACCATCCTGCCAATTGATAGTGGGATCGACCAGCAAACCCAGTGACATCTGAGAAGGAACAACCCGAGCCATTACAAAAAATTCCGGGCAGTTGATGACATATCCGTGCGCGTAATGCCAGAACAGATCTTCATGGAAGGTCCGTTTCGACCATTCCCGGCGATACACCAGCTTTGCCTGTTCATAAGGGGTCAGATACTTCATCGGGTTCTTTTCATTCCCTGATACCGTTTCCGGCCGGTTTTGCTATTATCATAAGCTGACTTAGCCAAGCCACTCAGTAAAGGCTTTTTCTCCCGGTATTCAGAGGGAATCAAGGCATCGGAGGGAATTAGACCCAGGCTGTAAGCCTCAGCAAACGTCCTTGCTGCATCTGAATCATGCGAACTCCAGTCGTGAATTGGCTCATGGTGCCACATGTTTTCTTTCTCCAGCCATTTCCGCCGATAGGATTCCAGGCAGGTAACGCCGGAAGGAATTTCCTCACCCAGTTGATTAACATCCGTCGCACATCTGGTTTTGTGAAAGAAGGATTTTTTTAGCAACCCCTGAAGGGTATTGATTCCTTCCCAAATACTCCCGGTTCTGGGAAGTAAATGGATATTTTTCAAACCTGCCTGTTCAAGCTTTTCCTTAAAACTCAAGGCATCATTCGCACTTCGAGCCCCGCAGTCATGGGGAAGGAAGTTCATTGCCACGTTCCAAGGCTTATTGTTCAGAATATTCACGTAGAACGGAGCCCCTTCACCATAAAGCCGGAAGTGATCGACCCAGTAAATCCATGGCCCGACGATCTGAATCCACCAAATTGAGCAATAATCCTCAACGCCTTTGTCCCAGTAAGTGCAAAGCGGGTAATCCTGATGATGTTCAAAATCGATGATCTGCCCCTTTGCCCTGATTGCCGAAATAGTCGGACCATAGATCGCCCCTTCAACCGGAGCCTCAAAGCATTCCTGAGGAGTCGAAGGAAACTCCCGTTTGATTTCTTCCCCTAGCTCGTGATGTTTTTTGTAGTACCAAAGCCGCTGCCCTTTGGTAAGCCAAATCCCGTGCTCATCCTGAAGCTTTTGAAAGTATGCCTCATGTTCCTTGTCAATCTGCCCGTAATTACCTTCCAGCGTATAGCTTGGCTCATCGAACCACGGGAAGAACTGAAACAGGAAATCCAGTTTGGTCATATCTTCCGGTCGAGTTTCCATTGCCCGTTTCAGTAAGCCGTAGAAATCCCCACCTTTTCCACCTTCAAAGGTACTTTCTACGATGCACCCGCCATCAACAGGAATCGTCGGAAGCATACCCGTTTTGACTTCCCGGGATCTGCCTGGATCAGTGGCAGCGATCTTTCCCCACTCCGAAATATGGCCGAACTGGTTTGTTCCGGATCTTTGCCTAGTGCCAGCCGAGACAGAAGAACCGTTCTCCAGCTCCATAAGGGATTGGTTCTTTGTGAGAGTACCGGCGCCACGTTTCAAATCTTGCGCCACATGGTCATAGGCGAACTTGATCTTGGTTTTCATCAGCTTTTTGGCGTTTTCCGCGGTATCCGCCAGGATACAAGCCTGGAAAAGATTGGTCCAGAGAATCATGTCCAGAATCATAATCTCAATCAGTGTGGACATTCCAAGCTGGCGAGCCTTGAGAATTACCTGTCTTTTGTAGCCTTTGACGTAGTAATCCCGCAACACCTTCAACTGTTGATCGTTTGGAATGAAAAGGATGTCCTGCCCATCCCGATCCACAATGTAATACAGGTTTGAAATCCGCCAGATTGGATCCTTTAGCAGTTCCTCGAGTTCTGCCGCCTGTTCCGGAGTAAGATCCAGTTCCGCAGTACTGGTAACGCCGTTGAAGACTCCATCGAGATCAAAAACCATCAGAGTTCAAACTGTCTCGCAGCCAGCGAAGTACCATGTTGAACGCTAAAGACGTTCAGTTTTTCGATGATTGCGTTCCCAGGTATTTCCAAGCCGTTTGAAATGTTCAAGACATCCGAAGGAGACTTTCCAAGCCGGTTGAGGTAAATCCGCCGCTCATACCGCTTTGAAGTGTCTGGATCGAGGAAACGAGTGAAAAAGCAGTAGGAACTATCACCGGCATACGGCAACCCCAACCGATGGCATTCACCCCACGGAATCCTTCTGATTGTCTCGGTATTGATCCAATCGAAACCCAACCAAGAACCCAGTTCCGCATTTACAACCGCTTGAACAACGGGAGGTGAAGCCAGAACCTCCGGAACAAAGATCTTCGTAGCCTCAGAGACAATGATTGCCTTTGTGGCAGCCGGAACCAGTCCGAGCATTTTTAAGAAGCTTCTCCTGTTCATCACATGTCAACGTATTGAATGTCCTCAGGCCTTACAGTCCATTCAATCTTCCAATGGATTCCGCACTTTTTGGCTTCCTCCCGAAACTTTTTGATTTCCGCCTTATGGATCTGGTCCTTTCCATCACAGATTGCTTTGAACCAGTTTAGCTTTACTTCGTACTCATCCTGATCCTTCACGACCCCGTAAATATCCCCTAGCTCATGCTTAGAATCCGGAGGGTAATAATGAACGCATTCAATCAGTGTGGGGGTTCCTCTTATAATCTCATTATCCGCTACCCGGCATTCCCGCAAAAAGAAACCGATCACAATAATGACAAGCATTCCAACAACGACCAGAGCCGGAGCCGCTTCCTGAAGGGTAATTCCAAACAAATCAAGATTCACATCGATCCTTTTTATCGTGGTTTAAGTGGCAACGCTGACAAAGAGCAGCGACATTCAAAAGAGAACAAGCCCCGGGATCTTTGTCAAACACGTGTGCAGTAGTCAGAATCACCCGGGAGCCGGTAACGGGATGATCCTCCTTATGCCTTGCGCCGCACCACTCGCAGCAACC